TTGGTGCTCGTAGAACCCGCCGGGATTCCACCGATTCCATGGTTGGATGTAGTGTGGGGTATTGGTCAACTTGAACCCCATGTGGAAACTCGTTTTGTCTCCGTACCAAACTCCCCGTTCGCCCCCGTTAAATCCCTCCCAGTAGTCAGCACGGTCTGCAAAGTGCTTCACGATCTTGAGGGCCTTGGCTCCTCTCCGTTTGTCGATCAACATCTGACCAGTTTCAATATCGTTGATCCTGTCCTTGCGGTTTGACCCGACACGGATCCACTGGTCTTCGATTATGCGACCGTGGTAGTCATTGACATGTGGGTTGTCCATCCAAAACAGGGCTGCGTGTTGTTTGAAAGTCTCACTGTCGAACAGATACGTTGGGTCTTTGGCAACGATGTTGTCGGCATCGAGGTGGAGGATCTGCTGATACTCGCTTTGGAGGATCGCGTTGATCTTGATCTGCCATCCGTGGACGCATCGCATGCCTGTGGTATCAACGACGTGGCAGGTTGCCGCGACCCGCCGAGCATGGAGTTCACAGAACTCGATTTCTTCCATCTCACCTGGTAAGAACCAGAACTGAATGGGTAGGGTGCATCCATACGATCGGAGAACCCAAGCTGCCGCGTAGGCTCCCCAGAAATAGTATTGGGGAGCGTTCCTGTCGTAGATCGTGCAACGCCCACCTGCAGGGATGAGGATAGCTCGGGAGGTTGGGTCCAACTTTGGCTCCACGACCGGCTCACCCAAGACACCTCGGAGCATCTCTCGATGGTACTCGACCACGTTAGGCCAGTCCCTCCACCCGTTCGGCCAACCATGTGCCGGGGAGTGTAGGCGGACGGATAGCTCAGCCTGGCTTAGATGCTTATGTGGGGCGGACTCGGCCATGTTGATCGCTTCTAAGACAAGGTTTCTGAGTTGTCGTTTCCCCTCGAGTTTCCCGATGAAGGGAATCCGGAGTGCCATCCGAACTACAGTGGACACGGATGGGTTTGTCGAGGCCTCTTCAAGCAGGTGGTCAACGATCTCTTCTATATGCTCACGACAACCGTCGACACCCCAGACGTTCATCCGATCGATCCACTCCTGACATTTGCACGACGCCATCTTGGCCCCGTGTCTCTCCTTGAGGAGGTCATGCAGAGTGTTCCCTGGAAACCGTTGGGGCCCCAGTCGTATCGACTCTCCTCGGGACTTCGCAGCGTCAATGACCTTCTGGGCTCGACGACCGAAGGGGGTGTCGTTGTCTATCTCAATCTGCCACTGTTCTGGGATTCTCATCTGGGCTGTTCAATCCTATCTCTGAGAGGTATTCAACCTCACGGGCCTTGATGTCGGTAATGTCTGAGTGAATGACTACGTGTAGGCAGCAGGAAACAAGGATCGAAGCGAGCGTCGTACAAATGACTTCTGTCATCACGGTGTCTCATAAACTAGGATGGAAAAACATAGTGTGGGGTGAAGGACTGGCGGCAGCGGCGGCATGATCGATGCGATACAAGCCATCGCTGGATTCCAGCAGATCGTGCCTGTCAGCATAATGGGATCACAACTGACCCGAGTCAAGACTACGTTTGCGGGTGGAAGGACACTCAGCGGCCCTCCTGACCCTGCCCAATTCCACTCCAACAGCCAGCCCGCTCCGGCAGAACATTGGATGATGACGTGACTGTCGAATGTCCAAGTGCAACTTAACCCAGAGTCGTAGTAGCAGCAAAACGTACAGGTTCCTGTCACTCGACCGAGTCCCCACCGACCGTACTCAATCAAGGTCACAGTCGTGGACATTGTCCAACAACCGTATGGAGAGTCTGTCGTGATCTCCACGGTCAGGGAGGACGGCATCGGGTTTTCACCGGGAGCACCTGTGCAAGTCCCCGGCTGCAACGCACTGATGTATGGATTACATCTCTCAGTGCAGCATGTAGTTCCACAACAGCATGACATTACGATCCGCTCCCTGATCCGCTCCCGGAGGTTGGACAAGGATCCAAACAATCGGTCAATGCCCCTCCAAAGAACCAGATGCGGTTGTATCTTGTAAACTGAATGACGTTAGTGACTGGGCAGCACTCCACCTCCGCTGGGATCTCGGCAACGCATCGAGACCGTTTGCCAAACAGCACGACCCATCCCGTCCAGTCAGAACTTCCTGATCCACTGCCCGAACCTGATCCACTGCCTGACCCGGAACTGCAGACTGACCATTTCGCGAGGCCGACCTTCCCCGCTTTATACCCGGCAGGGACCAAGGCATTCACACTCCCTATCTCCGTACACAGGTCAAACTCCATGTCGATGAATGTCGTATCTCCTGACCCACTGCCCGAACCAGACCCTAACCAGGACCCTTCTGGTTCTGGTTCTGCTCCGGACCCTGACCCGGATCCAGACCCTGAGCAGTTTGATGTGCCGCACATGACCGCCGTGAAAGTTGCAAGGTCTGCAGTGCTGTAGAGCGAGATGGGAAGGATGCAGTCATCTTGGCCTGAGTCCTGCCCAAGTACGCCAAACGCGAACTCAGCAGATCCTCCTGCCCCTCCCCCGACCTGAACGACTGAGGCTACCCCGTCGACAGGCTGGTGCATCACGTAAAACCCGGTGCCCGCTGTTGACATGGCCCAAGAGCCAGACACAGGTCCGACCTGTGTACCGACTGCAGGAGACCCGTCCACCTTAGCGAGTTGGGGACGGCTCCACAGAAGGCTCTCACCCTTCTTGGTGCTGACTACCGCTGCCGCTCCATTCGCGAAGAACAATCCTGCAGTGTCATTGGGTTTTGAGGCTTGACTGTACCCCGTCGCATAGTTGGTACGCAGTTGCACGACACCGTACGCAGGGATCGTTTCGCCTGAGACGTTGACCCACCGCAGTGTGTCTTCCATCGCCGCGGTAGTTCGGTGAGGGCCTGAAGTACGGTCAGTCATCTGCGTACTCCTTCTTCGCTAGTTTCTTGGCCTGCCTCAAGATACTCACCTTCGATGATGTAGCCCTAAGATGTGCGACCCTCTGTGCCCTTGAGGGAACGCCCTTGTCGAACTCAAAATGCCGAGCGGCCTCTGTGCGGTTAACCGCAGCCCCAAGATTCCCGGCGGTGAGAGTGTGCTTGACTTGCAGTATTGCACCGTCGCACCTGAGTGTCAACACCGGCTCGTGATAAACCTTGAACTGGCTGGCTGTCGTTGCATAAGATGCCGCAACTGCGGTAGCCCACGCATCTCCCAGAGCGATGAGAGCCGCCTGGTTTGTGGTCGTCGACGTAACAACGTGGCTGCTGTTGTACCCGAAGATAGACTCCGCTGCCTGCTCATGCTTGATCGTGTGATACCCTGTGCCGGTAGGAACAACCTCCACGTCATACTCGTAGTGGTTCCATGCAAAGTTGGTCTGGTTGCGAGCCCCGATTGTACACTCCAACCAAAGGTCTGCGGCTTTGTACTCGGAGGAGACCATCCGCCAGATAGGCTTGCTGAAGATTATGATGCCGTTCTCACCGTCGAAGTGCATGGCCCGGCCCGTGACCCGGTCTCCTATTGCGGTGTCTGCTCCGCCAGGGATCGGTGGCTGACCGGTCTCATCCTCCAACCGATGGTACTGGCCGTATACTTTAAAGGGAGTGCGTGACTCGTCCGCCCGGATGGCTTCGGTCTCAAGCAGCCGATTCTGCAGGGGCAGGATGTCTGTCAAACCGCTTAGGGCTCCAGACCCGTCTGGTGGATTCCAAGTCTCGTCTGCGAAACCCATGACCCGGTACGCTCGTCGGACATAGCCAACCGCTTCGATCTTTTGCTCTTCTGTGAGTCCATCAACAGCGTCGGGCAAAGAGTATGGAGGAATAGCTTCCCACCCCGCGGCGGGCTTGTACGACAGGCTGTCGATCGCTTTCCAAGTCCCGTCTGTATCGAGCCCTATCGCCTCCAACTTCAGTCGCACTTGAGCGACTGAGTTAGCGAAGCAGTTGCGTACGTACCGAGGCACGGTCTTAGCATCGATTGTGTCTGAGGAGATGAACTGCCCCGTCGAAGACAGGGCTGCTCCTGTGCCAAGCTTAACGACAGTGACTGCGTCTGAGCCGAACCCCAACGCCACAGAGTATCCATGCTCCTCGAAGAGAGTCTGTGCCGCCTCAATGACTGACTCGCACTCCCAGGATACTGGTGGGTAAATTGTCGTGGGCAAGGCCGATACGTCCGCACCGCCCTCTCCCAAGGCTGTCATGAGCAGAGCCCCGAGTTGTCTCAAGGTCCTCTGCTTGCCCATCACAAACTGGCCTGCTCGGATCAGGTTGTACTCTCCGCTGATGGGGGCTGCTAGCCTCCAATACTCTCGCCGGTCGAGCACTTTGAGTTGAACAAACTTACCGTCCGGTGTGACTTTGAGCGAGCCCAAGTCCACGACGCAGTTGGGCAACGTAATCGTGGTCGCCTCCCACGTCATTGTGATCGTACCTACAGCAGGCAGGTCAGGAACCTGTGGGTTGCACCGTAGCATTGCCACGTCAGGCTGGAACCCCAGCGTTTGGCTGTAGATAAGCTCAACCGGGTATGAGATGTTGGGCATTGACCATGTCATGAGTTCACGCTGGGCAGCATAAAGGCATTGAATCCCTGGCTCGTGGTAGCTTCCATGAAGTACTTCCAGGATGTCGCGAACATCTCCGCACCTCCAACGACTATGTCTTTGGCTGTCTCGAAGGTATATACCCGCATCTCTCCATGTTCAATGGATGGGTACAGTGGGTCCGCGGGTGGTTCAAAGTCCTGCCGCCCCACGTTCTCCCCTTCCTGCACATACCAGAAGGATGTTGCTGTCTGGAGGATCTGGGCCTGAGGTTCTCCCGTCTGCTGAGGGCTGTACCTCCAGAGGGGGCCTCCTGTGCCCTTGACCGTGACTCGTTCGTTCCAGGAGTAGAGGCCGCTGCCTACCCGGATCTCCGCCCGCAGGACAAGGAAGTACGTGCGTCGGTTGAGGTACTCAATGCGTCCTGTCCAAGGGCCGTTCATGAACGAAGGGGGGACTGCGACCTTGGTCCCACCAAAAGTCTCGCTGTTGCTTACAACGTGGCGGGTAGGGGTAGTCCCGTCGTCATGGTACAACCCAAAATCCATGTAGTCGACATTGTATGCGTCAGTGAGGTCCTGCAGAGCCGAGGTTAGGTTGGCCTTGGTCACCTCTGGATTGGGGTCGTCCGCGACCTGCTTCACGCCAATGATCGTATACTCAATCATATCGCCCATGCGACGATTGAACTTATCGAAGATGCCCTGCACGGAAGTGCGGACCATCACCTCGTCTTGATCATGTGTGTAACTGCCATACTTGAACTTCATAGGTAGTACCTGTCCAGATCAGAAGAGGCTCCTTCGTTGCCTTGGTATGACCGTGCGACAAAGGCTTCAGTTGACTCCAACTTCAGGTCATCCAGGTTCGCCCGGATCTCTCGGACCTTTGCCGGGTCCTGACGTGGGGGTAATTCTAACTGTTCGTCGACGGCAGAGAAAGCCTCTTTTGGATCGATTGGGAATGCGGGTGGTACTGAGATCGTGACCTGTGTCTTTGGGGTGGGGCTAGCGGCTCCTACGAGCGTCTCTCGCTGCTTCCGTTCGGCAGGCATCCCGGCAATCGCCTCCAGGATCTTCGGCGTTGCTACGCGGCCCATGAACGTCTCAGGCGACATCACCTTGACCTTCACGTCCATGTTCGGCATGCCGGTCTTAGGATCCGCTGTCGCCCCCACTGTCTGTTGAGCCTGCTGAGCCTGTGCAGACTGACCCGCTGCCCGGATCTGCTGAAGGGGATTCGCTGTCGGCCCCACCGCAGGCTGAGGAAACATAAACTTGCTTTGAACGCCAGGTACAGCTTGGGGCGGGCTTGCTTTCGCATCCGGTACCGCAGGCCCCGGCTGCACAACCCCCTCCTGTGCAACTCTTTCGATCGACACTCGGTCCAGCAGTTCCTTGGGCCTTGTCATCGGGGCGTCTTCGGCGGGGGCCTCGGCCAATAAACGGATCAAACCTTCGATCTCGATCATACTCTACTATCCAATCAAGCAGGAGTTTATTCCGCTGGAAGATCAGGTCGTCTTTCAACGCATGGTCTTGTACGTTCCTGTATGTCCAGTAATGGTTCCAAGTCTTAGCCCATCTCGGGTTAGACAGACCTAGCGGATCATTGTGGTGTCGCTTCAAACAACCTTGTGTTGTCTCACAAGGGACACTGATCCCGCCGGGAATCCTCTTCGGCTTTTCGTCCGGCCCGTACTGTACTTCACCAGTCAGATGGTCAACTGCGAACTGTTGGCAGTCACGGCAGTCGAGCATGCTCAGACCAGGGTTGTACAAGACATGCAACTGAACACTGTCGTTGAGGTCTTGAAAGTCCTGCTTCTCTTTGGCAACATCATACTCCGCGATGCACTGAAGCATCTCTGGGGTGGCTTGCTGCCGAAAGAAGCATTTGTCGAACAACAACATCCTGAGATGTTTGTGGTCCCTGATAGGGTCATCATGTAGAAGTGGACGGCAAGGTTTGCCGTCCACATCAAAGGTGAATCCATCATCGAGTTCTGGGTCGATCATGCGTTAGTCAATACAATGTTAAAGGCTTCGGTAGCGGACTGACGGTGAGCCTCCCAAGTCATAGGCAACCGGATCTCTTCCAGTGCCCCTTCGATTGAGGGAGACTCGGGGTTGAGGATTGCTTTCGGAATGTTGATCGTCATTGTGTCGGTGCCATTCGTGAGCACCAACTCCTGCTGGACCCCGGCGGCACTGTCTCGGGCATCCCAGTACACCGCGTGGTTCGCGGTTGTGTACGGAATGGAAGTAGCGAGCAACGTCTGCCGGGGGCCTGCCCCAACGTCGGTGACAGTGTAGCTGGAGTTCCATGACTGGACCAACTTGTTGTCGATGACAAAGGCGAACCTGTCGATGCCGTAAGCGACAGTGGCGATCTCGTATGTGGTGCCTGGGAACCCGAAGAGGTTGTCTACGGTGCCGTCCACCCAAGAAGTTGCAGCGTCTTCGAGTTCGTCCTCCGCGATCCAGGTACACTCGGCGGAGACCGGCATCGTGCCCACCTGACCTCGAATGATCATGCGGGTCATGCGGCAGTTCGTGTACTCATGAACGGCACCGACCTTATCGATGATGATTGGGATGGTGCTGACTGTTTGGTTTGCAGTATACGTCCCTGCACTATTGGTCATACCCGCCAGTGGCAGCAGTTCAACCAGGATGGGGTATGTGATGTCGTGGAAGGTAGTGAACTGAATCTTCCTCCGACCTACTGCAGTCCGCTGAAGTAGAGGGTCCCTGTTACCGCAGATAGCATCTGGGTTCTGGATACGCTCGAATGAACTCTGGTCAAGGAATTTCGCAAAGCAAAACTTCTTGCTGTTGATCATCATCCGGGCATTGATTGGTACACTGATTGCCATGACTAAACCTATCTGTGGTGACGGACCATTACCTGGAATGTGAACATTGCGACTTGCTGTTCATGCCGAACCAGACTCTGGGCATCTGCGGGCAATCTCTTTAACGGATGTACTACGAAGGGATCATACTCTTCTGGATCAGCATCCTGCAAGAAGGGGTTTGGTACGGTGGTGAACTTCAGCCGAATGATATTCATCCAGTTGGCGTAAGTCCTTGCCGGACCTTCATGTTGGTGAGGAGTGGAATCAATTATCTGTATGGCTACTTTGTGGACCTCATCGTCCGCACAGTTGAGCCCGGCACCAAGGGTTGATTCGACTGGAAGGGGAGTGATAAGAATACCCGGCATGATCAGGTTCTGGAGACCTTCTGTCGTGTTATTCCTCTCACTCCCCTCCAGCACTTTCCAGATACGAACTGCCTGAGGTATGACGGATCGTACCCGTTCACCTTGTGCCGCCACGAATTCACCGTTGGCGGCTGCGGTTTGGATGATGCGGTACGTGCGGTCAAGTATTGCCCAGTCAGGGTTCGCCATCTGAATCGTCTTCTATGAGTTGGTATTCCTGAAACATGACCTGCTTCGCAAAGTCGGCCAGACCGAGGCGGGGTAAAAAGTCTCCCCTCCAAAACACCTCGCTAGATCCTTGTTTCTCGGACATCAGCTTTGTGCCGGTAAACACTGCGGCATCGAACCTGCAGAGCAGTTCTTTGATCAGGTCGTCTGTTGACGCTAGCTCAAGATCCTGTCCCGACATAGCCGACATCCCGCAAACGCAGCCCATACCATTGGGCTGCAAGGCCTTTGTTTCGAACGTACCTGCCATCCGCCGCTTTGGCGTCGTTGAAGGCTTGAGCCAACCGGCTCTGACTAACCATTCTTTCAGAATGATTCCCCACCATCTTCGAGCCATACTCATCCTCACACAGTCGTTGAAGTAAGACGGTCATCGCCCCATCACACACATCGATCTGGCTCGAGGCACAGTAGGCTACTGCGGTCTCTGCGATCGAGGTATCACTGATCTGGCATGTCGTTGAGGTCAGGCGTTTGACCACCCTCACCTCATGGCAATCGCGGTTATACAGCAGATCGTTAGCAGGAATATCACCAAACTCTCCAGTGGGGTGGGAGGTATCCGATTTACCGATTCGCAGCACGGCACCCTCCCACAGCGGGCTGACAACCGCATCGGTGAACGTGGCGACTCCGCTCGCCACAGTGACAGTACCACGTTGTTCACGAACGAGAGCATTGGGTGACTTCCTGGCAACATACAAGTACTGCAAGACCGTATCTTCTACCTGCTCAGTTGGTAGCCAAAGGCTCCATCGATTCGGGTTGGCACTGTCTGCCACAAGTGCGTAGCACGTCGGCAGTGCCGGGCTCCACACCATGCCTTCCTGAACCTGATGGGCCTCCAGCAAACTGAGACGCATCATCTGCATATTCTGAGTACCCTCCAACAACTGCACGACATCGCTAACGTCATACGGCAGTGGGTAGGTCATCTGTTGAACCAGATACGCCTGGTCGTCGAGATCAGCCTCAGGGTGCTTCCCTTCGAACAACTCGATGACTGTCGAACTGGTGCGTTTATAGATCGGATACCAATTGAAGTCCAGCCGGACCTGCATGTTCGTTACATCGGTTGGCCAAGTAGCCCCCGTGAGCGTGACAAGACGGGTTGATGTGCTGAAGTCAACTGTGCCGGTCGACTGACCTGCGTACGTGATCAACGTGCCGACACGATGGAAGTACGCCCACTCATGCATGCTGAGTAGACGAGCCCATGCGGACAATACTGCCGTGCGGACCTTGCCCTCCAGGTATCCACCCAGAGAGGCGTTGATCTGCACAGCGATGTGACTCATCATGTCGGCAACTGTGATCATGGTGAACTTTCGATTACCTGGACTTCGGGGGCGACTTCGGGGGTGACTTCGTCGAGGTCTGCGATGGGCACCACTTCGGTGTAGGGGGCCAAGGACTCATTCACCGCATCAAGTAGTTTCAGCAGTGCCGTTGTGGCGGCACCACCACCTAAGACCGTGCGGAGTTTTTCTTCAAGGACTGCCCGTTCTGCAGGAGCGATTACCGTATGCACTGTTCACCTCCAAAGACTTCCTGGTTGACTTGCTCAATACTCGTCGGGGCGTTCATCGCATCGTCGGCTGTCACGACCTTGGTGTGATTGTCGATGATGAGTTCTCGCAGTTCCCGTTCGTCAAGGTTTGCAAACTCTTCCTCTGCCCGGTACTCGGACAGGTATCGTGCCATGACCATCTCATTCATGCGGACCACCTGCGGCTGTGGTGCTTCCGACACTGGATGGTTCTCCCAGTCACCCTCAATCTGTTCGTTCCGCTCCTTCATGATTTTCTTCACGTCGGAGAGGCTCTGCTTGTGGGTGACAATACAACCGGGGTCCCCTGGGAATTTCGCCAGGCCCCGGTACACAACCGCGTCCTCAGGGAGGTTCTCGCCGGTGTGTGCTCGGTAGTTCTTTCGGTACAGGGCGAGCATTGCTGGGCATCCTTTGAACTGCTCAGTAACACTCGGGTGATTGCTCTGGATGACTCGGTCGTTCATGCCGCCGCTGGGCGGTCGACGGGTGGCGAACTGAGCCGCCATGGACACGGACTCACCTTTGGCGATCATCTTATCAAAGGCTGCGATAGCCGCAGGGCCTGCCTGTACGACCGCGTCGTACTCAAGGTTCTCACGCATGGTTTTGAATCGGTTAGTCAGGCCCAACTCCCCCTCAACTTTTTCAATCAAGTCCAAACTCGGATTAGCCATCACTTGCTCCCCTTCTTGGCGTTAGCCGCCTGAATGTCCTGCTGCTCCTGCAGGTGAATCATCTGTTGCAGGTGAGACTCCTCCTGCATACGAACCTTCTGCTGGTTGAACATCTCCGCCCACTTCATCTTCTGCTGGGCCGGAGCGTTCGCTCCCTGCTGCTTGTACTGTGCATCAACCAATCGGGCGACAGTCTTCGCCTTGATCTCTTCAGTTGTCGCCGCAGTCTTGGCCATCTCAGCCTGCTGTGCTTCGGCTTGCAACTGCTGCATCTGTGGATCTGGTGCCTGCTGCCAAGGACCGAAGAACAAGTCCTCTGGGTTCTTCATCTGCATCGCTGTCCCGAACCGCTGCAAGAACGCATTGAACGGCTTCTCATCGCCAGTTAACTGAGCGTATGTCTGTACTGCCGGGATGTAGAACGGAGCGATACGTTCAAGGTCGGCCATGTCCTTGTCGCGATTAGGTCGACGCAGGTCGGTGGCCTCGATCCAAACCTCCATCTCGTGGAACAAGGTGTCGATGTCCATGGACCCCAGCAGGTTATCCCACGCCATCGCACCCCAATCACCAATCAGGCTGCGAAGTTGTTGCCCTTCGATGTACTGTGCCGCCAGCCACAACTCTTTGGTCGAGGTGTTGACGACAAACTGATGAACGTCGGTGGCCATCTTCTCAGGCCGCACGTTAGCCGCAGATTGCTTGGCGTTCACATCCGCACTGACTCGGGCTTGCTTCTGACTGACTCCGTAATGGATGTCGTCCAGTCCGGTCGCCATCTGGAACTGATTGTCCAAATACTGGATCCACTCAAGTAGATTACCTTGGACCTCGGGACGTTGTACAAACGCCACGATGTCGGAGATGCTCATTTGAGAGGCGGCATTGATCTTGATGACTGCGGGGTTATTCTCTCCCTTGATCGCAGCCTCGACCTCTTCCGCGTACGCACCGTTGACCGCAATGATGTCCCTCCGTCTGTCCCAACTCATCGTGAGGTGAGACACAAGGAGAATGTTCATCGCGAGCAGGGAGCCGATGCCTGGGCCCAGCACTGCCATCGGCCAACACGATCCGACCACTGGGTAGAAGTCGAGTAGTTGGACTGGCCACTTTCGGTCACGCCATAGTTCAAAGACAGACCCGAACCGACTCGTTCGCCACTTCAAGGCTTCACGGATCTGCTCAGGGCCTCCTTGTGATACAAGGGCAGGCGGCAGATTGAGGGGATGCATGAGGTTGCGAGTAACACACAGGTAGCAGTAGTCGCCCGTCAACTGGTCAAGGGCCTGCCCCATTGTGGCGTTGGCCCCGGTCACCCGAGCACCGATGCCCCCACAACTCCAAACCTCGTACCACTCGATCTGGTCTTGGTACATAGTGTTCCCCTTGTTCACCTCAACTTCCATGCGTGAGGCGTACTCAGAGGAGATATGTGTGCCGCGGCCTTGCAGATACCCCGGCGGGTATCCAAAGCGTCGTTCGACAACCCAGACAGGTTCGACGTGTTTGCGTGCCATCCACTTCACGTCACGCAGTGCAGGGTCTTTTGCGTCCGGGTCGATCAGTAGATTGTCGACTGGATCGTAGAAGGTGCCGACCATCGGTTGACCCGTCGATCGGTTAGTGTACGTTTCGGTCCAGCCGCACCCTCTGCCAGTGACAAGAGCGTCCTGAATGATGAGTTCATTGTCGATCTTGGTGCCGCCGGGATGCTCTCTTCCGATGTACTCGAGCACCAAAGAAGCCAATGAATTGCGAATTTCCCGCTCGGTAGTTTTTTGCCCCTGTACCTGCTGAATCTGCTCCAACATGTCCCGCTCGGTAATACCGAGTAATTGAGCGATTTGGGTCTGGTCAGGAACGTCCGTGCTCTTGACTTCCCTTGTGGGGGACTGCCAGTAGAGGGATGGACCGATGATGGCTACAAGCTCAAAGGCCTTGTTGAGGGACACCATGAACTGTGGCTGTGCAACTGCTGGGTAAAACTCTTTTCTAAACCCGTCCTCCCACATGGCCTTCGCAGAAGACCCGAGGAATTGACGGCAGAGTTTTGCCATGACAGAGAACCGCTCCTTCTCCTTCTGTGCAGAAGTGAAGCGGGCGTACCATTGACTGACAATGGGTCCGAGCAGGTATTGCTGGATGTTCTCTGCCGTTGGCTGCATCACGGACCTACTTCAGGTTAAGGACTGAGAACGCACCTCGTGGGATCCACGAGCCGCGTTTGCGGTAGTTGGCGTTCTTCAACCGTTCATCCCCGACAAGGCACACGCCCTGCACCGGGACAAGCCGACTTCCGACAACAGCGTTGTACGTGAGATCGACCATGTTATCTTCGCCAAACGCAGTGACTGTCGCTACGTGAGGCAGGGTGTCAAGCTGGTTCTCGTTGAACAACCACACCACATCACCAAGAGCGATGACGATGGGCTGATCTTCGATGATGAATTGTCTGATAAGGTCTGACTGCTTCACTGGGGGAACTCCGGCCTGGGGTTAGGGAACGCCTAAGACTATCGGTCCGTTGGCGTCTTGTTTCTTGTTCAGCTTGAATATGCCGTTCAAGAACTTCTGGTCTTCGTCAAACATGCTTTGGCCAGGGTCGATTATCGCTGGTCCCCGAGGAGGTGCAAGGAATTTCGGTTCGAACCCGGCGTAGTATTCTGCCGTGTCAAGAACGTCATGGACCTGCCCTGGTGCCAACTTATCGAGTACTGCCTCCTTCGCAACCTGTTTGACGACTGTCTCAAGTTGTTTAACCAACGTCGGACACATGTGGGGTACGACCCTGAGCCGGGGCCTACCGCAGTTTCTGGACCGCATGAGTGCCCGCAGTTTCATGGAACGTGTTACCCATACTGTCTCGCCTCTGAGAAACATATCACCTGTTAATTGACATTTCAACCCCGCCTTGCGGAACTCCCGAGAGTATTGCTCAAACACGTCCCAAGAAAACCCCATCGGCGTCTGATCCCCAGCTTTTCTGTCACCAATGAACCGGGAATACCGTCTGCCGGGATCCGCAGCCTTGGCTCGTTTACCCATCGCCGCGGCGTCGATATTGGGGACTGCCATCTCCCTGAAGATGATGTGGTAGGGCTCCCCTTCATCCCAATACTCTTCTGTCGGGATCGCTACCCAGAGCAGAGCCGGACGGGTTGTACCGGGGTCAAGGATCAGGTCGACGCACCAGTCGTGCGGCACGTTCCAGTTCAGCTTACGCATCGCCTCTGTGACTTTGTCGTTCAGAGGATTGTTCGGCCCGTAGTCAACACAGTGGTACTTCACGTTGAACTCGGGGTACGCCTGGATCGTGTCCATGACGAAGTCCCCGTGATCGCGGGCACGGAGTTGCTCCTCCGTCCAACCTTCAGCACGCTTCCTCTTTTCTTCATCATCGACGAAGGGTGAGTCGGATCCGCGGAACTTGAAGTTGACCACGTCGGCCTTGGTCCTGACCCCACGTTCGACCTCGTCACGTTGAGCAACACAGCGTCGATACAGTGCGATCAACGCGGGGGTCTTCATGTTCGGCCAAGAGGTCCAGTAGATTCTCCCCTTGCGGTCAGACAGACGGCTCTGCCATTCAGGGTAGTGCTCGGAGTTCTCGATCTCTTCGTCGATCCATATGCGGTTGACGGGGTCGCCGCGTTTCACTGCACCGCTCGATGCGTAGGCATACACCCACGAGCCGTCCCTCATTGTGAGACTTGCGAACTCGTGCTTGGCCTTGTTGTCCCAAGACTCGGTAGCAATCTCTGAAGGAGGGATCAGCGGTGGTGCAGGCTTACGTTCATCAACAGGTATGTCTTCGTCGCCAGGGATGCGACCCGGTTGCCAAGCTCGCCACAGTCCGGTCTTCTTATCCCGTACCATGTCGAACGCACCGGGGCGGCACAACAGTCGGTAGATCGTCTGGCCGATGTGGTTAAGTTGAAGACCGATGAGCCACACCGTAACAGGTCTGCCCTGCCATCCTTGCTCGCGGACGTAGTGCTTCGTTCCATCTGCGAACGTGATCGGCTTGTTGAGGAGGTAGGCTGCGATCATCACGGCAACGATGGTGGACTTGCCGGAGCGAGTACCCCCTTGGACGAGGATCTCGGATGCGTCACACTTGACAACCGCTTCCTGGTACTCGGTCGGACGGAACATGTCTAGTGCGTTGAGCTTCTGCTTGGCAACCTTGGCTGCTGCAGCAAGGCCCTGTTGGAGTTCACGCCGGTGCGTCAGTGATGCTCGGATACGGTCGGCTATATCAGACATCAATCACCTCGACTCTCGGTCCCGCTTCGATAATGTTGAGGGCTTCTCCTGCAGCCTCTACGACAGCGTTGGGATCGAACTTGGTGATCTCAGCAAGCAACTGCTTGCGGAACTCCGCATCGCCTTCTATACGCAGCATGGCGGCTTGGCTGGCAATCGCCATCAGGTCAACCTCAGAGATGCCGTCAAGCGGATCTCCGACTTCTCCTACCAGTTTGTCTCGTTCAGAGGTTAGCCGGATGATCGCTTCGTATAAGCCTTTGACGGTCTTGAAGTCGGTGTCATGAAACTCCTTCAACTCGGGCGGCAGGTGATCCCCCCGGAGTTTCTTGAGGTCCTGTGCCATCATCTTGCCAAGCTCAACGGCCCCACCTAACTCATCCATCGCCGCTTCGGCAATGTCAAGCGTGAGTGGCCGACCAGCCTTCTTGACTTCGGCCAGTGCCTCTTTGAATCCTCGCTGCGGGACTTTGCTGGCCATAACAGCCATCGTCCCCGCTACCTTTGCATCATCGTCGCATGACATACACAGACCTCTGGGTAGTATGTGTTCTGGGAGAACCGGCAGGTTACATGCTGGGCACACAACCTTGCCGGGGAAGTTGACTAGACCTGTCACTGGATGCCGCCGTGCCGGTTGAAGGTTTGCAAGGCGTTGTAGACTGCCCCTGAGGCTGCGGCGGGGAACATGCTCGGCTCCGACTGGAGTCGCATTGGGTTGTTGGGAATGAGGTTATCTGGTCGTACGAAAGGCCCTGCGTATCCCGCCTCTCTGGTTGGCGGACCGCCTTGGTCCATGTTACTCCACACGTCTGCAGGAGCCACTTGTTGTCTGTGAGGCACAGAGTACATGTCCGAAGCTTCGTTCCACATGTTGTTCATCCTCCGGGCGGGCAAATACCGGTTGTACCCCCTTTCATTAGTCCTGGTTATCATCTCAAAACCTTCAGCGGTGCTTGGCTCCATCTGCCGAAGAACCTCAACCCGTCCGAGAGTTTCATCCATGTTGTTTGCGGCTGCTCGGTACGCGGCGTGCCCTGGATTTAGTCCAGAGTACGCCCCGAACATGGGCATGGTCACATTGTCCCCGATAAAGGATTCGGGGTTCATCGACCGGTACGTGTTGCTTGCCGAAGGGTAGTGGGTGGACTTTACCAAGTATGTGTTCGGATAAGGAACATCATCTGGTGAGGCCAAGCCACTGTCCAAGGATCCAGAAGCGTTCTTATCCACCCAAGTGTTTGTTTGGTAACTCGGGTCATACTTCGCAAGGTCATCGTACTCCAATGTTTTCAAAGACGGACCTGAGTACCCCAGCAGTCCCTGCGGTCTTGCCGCCTCTGGGATCTCTTCTGCCAGCATCCTCGGGTTCACCATGGAATACTTGCCGCCCCGCTCCGCAATCATCGCTGCGTTGGCCTGTCGTGCCGCCTTCCGGCCTTTCAAAGCTTTGCCCACTGCCCCCAGCGGTACGAGGTTCAACGGGTCAAGCAGCATCTCTGCCCCGAACCCGGCGATGTCTTTGAACCCTTCCATCGGGTTGTCCCCCCAACCCGACATGCCGGTCTCTTCGTTGACCCCGAGGAACGGCTCCAACACATCTCGACCTGTTGCTCTGTTGCCATCCGAGAATGGGGTCGCCCATTGGTCGAACGGGTCACGCCCCGATAGTATATCCCTCAAAGAACTTCCGGGAAGATCCAGTAGGTTGCCCGCACCCGCCAGTATGTCCATGAGAGACGCCATGTTGTGCTCCAAAGAAAAAGGGCAGGCAGTTTAACCTGCCTGCCCTGAGTTGGTCATGATTGCCAAATCATCGCTGAGTGTTTGGCACTGCTACGACTTGGATGGGGTTGCCTGCGTGGACAACCTGTGCTGTGGACTGAGAATGAATACCAGCAGGAGGCTGGCAAGGAAGTTGATCGGCCATAGATGGGATCACCACCTTTCTTACCCATTACTGGGATCAGGGTTTGACGGCTGAGAACGGATTCGTGAAGTAACATCGGGCGAAGTTGCCAGAGGTTGCGGCTTCGTTGGCCTTACCACAGTGTCCGATCGGGTTCGTTCCGGCAGTGCCTGTTCCGAAGAGACCGTTTGCCAGAGTCTGAACCACTGCGTTTGCAGTGATGTCGCCAGCACCGATCTTCAATTCGCAAGGGCCTTGAATGATCAGCCAGAAGTAAGCCCCATCTGGAATCGTACCGGACACCCATGGGTCCGCGATACCGTCACAGATAGCGTTTGCACCGGAGAGTGCTCCGACCCGCTTGCCGAGGTAGCCGGACTTGTAAGTGTAACCCAGGCTCGGAGTCACAACTCCACCAACGTCTGCCTTCACCATGATGGCGTAGACAGGGGTGCCGGAGTTGATGACCGGAGCGTTTGGATCAACCATGTCCTGATCTTGGAACATCGCGATCTGGCCAAGCATGCTGTCGTCAGAGACGACGTTGTATGACCCGAGGCGGGCCTGGTTCGTGATCGTCATAAGTATTACCTCATTGGAGAAAAAGATTCAGGAGAGGAGCCCGGCACCGAAGTGCCGGGCTAGAGCGGCCTCGGGTTTATCACGCAGTCTCTGACACGAAGCGACACAGGTACTTCGGCAGGAACTTGAAGTTGCCGTAGGTGCTGATGTAGTACAGGTATCCGACGTGCGGGATGCTGTACTCAGGACCCATGACACCGTAGATGTCATTGTGCAGGAAGAAGGCCTCTGTGTACTGTGGCAAGTACATGTAGGCTTCACCGGCGGGGATTGCATAGTCCATTGAGTAGACCATGCCGTCGACCATCAGAGTCTCGCCTGGGTAACCCAGGTCACCGTCCTTGAACGGCATGATCTGACGGTTGTTTTCACGGAACGAGTTCTTGAACTCGGTGAACATTTCGGAGGCCATTACGACCTGGCATGGAGCCCCAACCATTGACTGCCCGCCACGATGTAGCATGGCTGTCTGAGCGTAGCTCGTAGCCTCAATCGCGTTGGTTGCCCAGTCAGTTGCACCAGTGCCCCACGCTGTTGAGGCGTAGTTGACAACCAGCGGAGTCGTGCCGTCGTACTCGCTTGAGCCCTGACCGAACGGCCAGTCCTTGGCGAGTGATGCGTTTGGCTTGGTCGCCATGTTGGATGACCAGGTTCCGCCAAGGTTACCCAGCACGCAGGACTGACCCGCGTATGACCCGTCAGGCAGACCCACTCGATCAGCAGCACCACAAGTACCAGCAGCATAGCTCAGCGGGGTTTTAATCCCAGTGAAGTCATATGCGTTGGCGGCGACGTTGCCGTCTTTCCAGAACGAATGACACAAGCGTTCCTGAGTCGCCTGAGCGATCTCTTTAGACTTGCGTTCGTAGCGATTGGTGATCTGCTCCGGGGCACCTTGTGCCTGCAGGTACTCCTGCTCTGGCAGGAAGTCAGACCCACGGTATCCCTTGATACCGATGTAGTACTGAATATCGGTGTCCCAGTTCACGAACTCAATCGGCTGGTTGTCGACAGCAGGTAGGATCGTTGGCTGCTTGACGCGGGCGTTCCACACCTGGCTGTGAGACCGGGCATTGAACGTCAACGAACCCCACTTGCGGAGGTTGTAGAAGGTCAGGAAGTTTCGAACGGTGAGGTCCGAGATTCCCTTCCAATAGCGTGGGGCGAGGTCACGTACGCTGTTGATGTGACCCGATACCGTGGACGGCACAAGACTGTGAGCCATGTTCTACTCCGGTGTTAGCGGCTCTGGATTCCCAAAGCCTGAAGTGACCCGAAGGTCGGAAACCCATCATTACCGACAGGGATGCCGATACCACTGGGCGGGACTGAGTTGGTAAACACTGTGCCCGGTGCCGTAAAGCTAGGGTCAGTGACAGGACTTTGCTGAACCTGCTGCACCCAAGACTGTTGAGGCTGCGGAGCAGGAGGGGCTTGAGTTGTCTGAAGGTAAGGCTGAACTACTGACAGAGCGTACTCGTGAATCTTGTTGTAATCGTACCCTGCCCTGTCCGCCATATCCCAGGCTTGGGAGTAAAGCTTTCCGACAGGGGTATGCATCTGCTTGCCTGCAGCATCGACGGTAAACAGCTTGTCCTTGTTGGCATCGACGAACTGTTTATCCGGTCGCGGTAGGGTCTCAGCAACTTGGTTCCGGAGAGCCTGTGTCTCCTGTCGCAACTGCTGAAGTTCCTGCTGAAGCGGAGTCAGTCGGCTATCAATCGCCTGTTGGCCGTACTTCGAAATGAATGCTGTTGGGTCTGCCAGTTCAGCCTGACGGGCCTGTGCTTCAAGCATGGCTGTGTTAAGCTGTTGTGCTGCTGCTTGGGCAATCGGGTTTGATGCAACCCACTGCCCGTTGTTCATCGCCAACCACCCTTGCTGCTGAAACATCGTCGCAGCTTTGGATAGGTCAGCCTGGTTGACTGCTGGTGCCTGAGGAGCCGGAGGTTCGACCGCAGGTCTGGCCACTGGCTCAGGGTTAACTCGGTTCGCCAAGTCCTCGGCAGTTGAGTACAGAGCGTCAATCAACTCTCGCTCGGTTCTGAACTGTCCCGCAGGAACTTTGCCCGCCCGTTCAAGCTGAGTCAGATACGACTCTTGTGGCTGGACCGGAGGGGCTGGTTGTGCCTGAGGAGTAAAACCTTGCCCGCTCGGTGTTGCCACCGGAGCGGGAAGGCTGTTGGCTCCCCCAGACGGAGCGTTCGGTGTAAGGTTAGGTTGCTGACCCGTCTGGGCTTGAAGGTCAGCGAACGACGGCATTGCCGGGGTGACCGGCGAAAACGGTGTACTCATGTAGGTTCCTTTTGTCTGGGGTGAGCAATTCTCCCTTATGAGAATCGAAGTGGAGTGGACTTGCAATACTCTGTTGAGTATAAAACTCTCACTTTAGGTTTCTTCGTTTCTTTCGGATTTCCCTGATGAGTCTCAACCCAGACGAGATGAACCAGTACTTGTCGGCCAAAGAGGTCGTCGCCCTCCTGTCCGGCATAGGCATTGAAGTAACCGATGATACAGTCCGGTTGTGGATTACCCGCGGCCTGAAAAACAGAAACGCCCCGGCAAGCCATCACTGGCTCCGGGGCGTTCGCATTGGGGGTAGATTGTACGTCGTACGGGAAGAACTGATTAAGTGGATCCCTCTGATACAACAGGGCTAACGTAGTACCTCCATCAATCTAACCGCTTCTTCCGGATTGCGGCACGTTGCCGCCATCGCTGTCAAACCTTTCTTGTCGTGCAGTCGTCCCCGGATTGGTTTGGCAACCCGGATCCACTCCTCCATTCGGGGGAAGACGTGTGCAATCGTATCGACGTTCAACGGGTACATCACCAACGTGCCCTTACCGTACTTCTTCAGCACGTCGAGCAGTCGGTCGCGTTTCTCGCTGAACTCCACTGCCTGCATCTTCTTCACCTTGGCTTGGTACATCGCCAGAGTGTCGCCCGTCTCGCCGGTCAAGCTTGGGAACCCTTTACGCTTCAGCCACTGGTTAGAGATGACACGACATGCGGTACGTCGATCTCGATACTGCTTGGCTGTGAGTACCAGGTGAATGTGCATTGAGAATCGTTCAGCCTTGGAGAAGAACTGGTTGAAGCAGAAGTGCTTCTGCCCCGCTCGGTCTTTGCACTCTCCCAACATCTTTGGTGCTCTCGCAGCCTGTGCCGCAGGGTTGACTCCCAACGCAACCATCAGCCCCTGCTTGGTCGATCGGCTGATCTCCTGAGACTCTACTTCAGCCAGCAGACTCAACAGACTTACCACGGTCTTACCAAACGGGGTGTCGGTCTTGATGCCTCCTTCGACTGTCATGAGGTATGACCCTTTGGCGTGGATCGCCTCGGTCATGCGTGCCATGTCGAGCATCGATCTGAAGATGCGGTCGGGCCTCCACGCTACAACGATGTCGCCTGCCTTGAGGTCGTCCAACATCTTTGCCCCGGCCTTACGCTTTGACAGGCTGGTCTTGAACGCACTGGCACCCTCATCCTCGTACCAGACGATCTCGGATTCCTTCATGTCTTGCGGGAGTTGCTTGAGGATACACAGACGTTGCTGCTCGACCGTCTGATCCTTGGTCGAACATCGGATGTAGGCTCTCACCTTACCAGTGAATCTGAACTTGCTTCTCTCGCGGTCAGCCGCGATAGCTTGCATCACTGAGCCGATGTCTTTACTCGTCGGGTTCTCGATAGGTGCATGAACTACTGGTGCAGCCTTTGGCTCTTTCGGCTTATCCTTGCTGAGCATCCGTGCCTCACGCACACGGGCGGAAGTGAGGTCTGACTTCAGTTCCGCCACCACTGCGAAGATGCGAAGCATGGCCCTACCGTTAGCTGTGTTGGTCGACAGCATCGGATAGTCTGTGAAGACAACAGAGATTCCGTTGTCGACCCAGTACTCCATGGTCGTAACCATGTCTGACATCTTGCGGAACAGGCGATGGGTTGCTGTCGCGATGACAGTATCGCCAGGCTTCAGTACAGCCATCAAGGCCTGCCCGCCGGGGCGTTGTGACAACTTCTTCGTGTAGGCAGACTTGCCCCCGTCAATGAACACCCCGGTCAGCCCACAGTTGGTCGCCAAGCCGGGGAGCAATAAGTTGTTCTTGGCGTACGTCAGACCTGACGTGCATTGGTTGTCGATGGAGAACCCGGAGTGGAACTGCTCGAAGGTTGAAACTCGGGCGTAGATGTATGCTGACACTTGTGCTTCTCCTGAATGCGTTTGCAGATCCAACGTATGACTGGTACAGCCATACTGTTTCCTATCGCCTTGTATCTTGGCCCATCTTTGGCAGGTTTGCTACGGTGGTTTACCAAAGTCCAGTTATCGGGAAAACCTTGGAGCCGTTCACACTCGATGGGTGTAAGCCATCGAGGTGAGCCGTCGTACACTACTGCGTGGCCTTCTTCTGCACTGTAGTTGTCGCGAGCGTTTCCAGTACGAGTCGTAACTGTTCCGACAATTTCCCCGCTCTCGATCTGTTTTTTCTCTCCCTTCGTAGTATCCCCTCGCAGGCAGTTGGGCTCAAAAAGAACTTCTGCGGCACTGGCCCAGTCTCCAAGACATCCAACAATGAAGACTCTACGGCGTCGTTGGGGTACTCCAAAGTACTGAGCGTCAAGAACTCGGTAAGCGACCCCATACCCGAGTTCGACCATCGCCCCGAGGATGGAACCAAAGTCCCGTCCTCCTGCCGATGACAAGACACCTGGGACGTTTTCCCACATGAACCACTTGGGTCTAAACTTTTGCAGAATTCGGCAGTAGACAAGGGCGAGGTTGCCTCGTTCGTCTTGCAGTCCTCCACGCAAACCCGCGATTGAAAAAGACTGGCAAGGTGTACCTCCAGCCAGGATGTCAAATTCAGGCACGTTCCACTCATCGAAGTTTTCCATGTTTCCAAAGTTAGGAACGTGTGAGAACCGTTCAGCCAGTACTGAGCAAGGTAGTGGCTCAATCTCGCTGAACCCTACTGCCTCCCAACCAAGGTTGGCTGTAGCGACAGAGACTGCCTCTATGCCTGAGCATACGCTGAGGAACTTCATCGTCAATACCCTCGTATGATCTTTATCAGTTCGTCTCTGGTGAGCAGGTTCTTGTCGGCCAAAGCATCAACCAGCCTCGCAAGTAAGAGACGGGTGAGCTTGACTTCCTCGGATACTCTCTCAAGTTCTCCTTCGATCAATCCCCACTGATCGCCGGTGTACCTTTCAACGAGATCGGTTACTTCCTCCCGGTCGTCATCAATCCGTAAATCAGCCATGTCAACCTCCACTCAACAACTCAGTTAAACTTTTGAACATCCCCGGCACCTTCAGCCCGGCATCACTCCGTACGACTTGACCAACGAGGTCTGCCTGCTCACACCAGACGATCTGTAAGCCGGGGCCAATGTCGTCCCAGATGAACTGCACGTTGGCTGGCTTGTTGTTGACGAAGCAGAAGGTCACGCTAGTAGTCACGAGCGTTGATCCTCAAATGCTTCATCATCTGGTCGCCCCACACACGTCTCTGGTGAGGCAGGTTGTGGAACTCAATCGTGTGGCGGCGTTTCCGATCCAACTCACGACGGCACTCCCCACAAATGTTTGACAGCCCGTCGCTGCTCCGCCTGAGGAGGCCGAACTCCTTCAACTCTTTCTCTTCCAGGCATTTCTTGCACGTCTTCACGACAACTCCTCCGGCCAACCCATGCATCGAAGACGGTAGGCCACCGACATTCGGTGATAGCCATACGGGTCGGGATCCTTCCTCAGGTCAAGGGTGATAGTCCCTTGGACAACACTCTCCTCTTTCGAAGGGGGGAGAGGCGTCTGCCTTTCGAGGTTTTGAATACACCGTAAGATGTTTGTCACATTACTCTCCTATCAATTCCAGAAACTTAAACCGTTCGGCGTTCTTGCCTTCAGGTACTCCGACAGATGCTACATGTCCTTCCCGGGTAAACAAGTCAACTTCCATTTGCCCATCGTTTTTCCTGATACCGAGAGTGTTGTAATAATCGCGGAGTGTCCAGGTCTCCCCAGCCGATCGCTCGACTCTGCGTTTCCGTTCTGCCACGAACTTGACAAGCTTCTTCGGAACACTCTCCGACTTGTCAAGCATATGTCCTCCCGAGATCGCTGCGAAGGCTGCTTCGACCAGAGGCTCGAGGTACTTTTGCTTGTGAGCCCAGAGGTACTCCTGCAAGTCAATAGCTCGTTGCATAACCCCCTTCGGAATGAAGCCATGGTCTTGTTGAGCAATGTTCCAGTGATACCAGAACTCTCTGTCGATCGCGCAGTCAAGCATCCACAGCACGTTGGCGAACCTCAGTGCCTGCTCAGCATGCCGCACAATGTCTGACCGAAACGGATGCTCGTCGTCTGGCCACTGAGCCTCCACCTGATCCGACCGCTTGAGAGCAGCATACTCTTCCCACAGGACCCTTGCCTCTTCATCGAGGGTGTTGATGAGTGGCTTCGTAACGACGTTTCGGCCTGCCAACATGTCCTCCATTGGCACCATGCCGAGATTGGCCTTGACCTCCTGCAAACGACCAAGCACTTCGTACCACAGTTCCATGAATGCGGCATGCTCGGCCAATGCCTCGGGCCTGGACTTCTTTGGTATTTTGCCTACAGGGTACACGATGATGCGTTGGCCGAGACCGTCGACAAGGTCGTTCTGAGGCAGCAGGTTCAGGTTGTTTCTCTGGATCGCTGCCGACACGACAAGGTGTGGTCTCTCGATCCAGCATGCCCCCTTCTGCCGTTGCACCCTCGTCCTGTCTCCCGACCAGGCTCGATGGTACAAGCTGTTGTCCGACTGTCCAGGCTGAGAGTTGTACCGGCCAAGCATCTTGGAGAAGTCTCTTCCCTCACTGAACTCCAACATGACTCCTCGAGGGATCCGGGCGAGGCTCGATGTGAGGGCCTCTGGAGTCGCGTCTGTCATCACATAGTCTGAGGATGCGAAGGGGGCGTTGACCGCCATGAGGGTCCTACTCTTACCTGACCCTGACCCACCAACTCCAAATGAGTATATCTGATTGCCTGTCACTGGGTGGTTCGGACTGACCCGCGACATGCATGCTGTGCCCAGTGCTGCGGCTGCTGCAGAGACGATGGACATGAGCCAAAGGTTGCGTGGCATCTGCGAACCTCGGGCACTCAGCGAGGCCTTCTGTATCACCGGGTGGAAGATGTGATCCGGGATGTCTGCAAGAGGATCCTTGTGTTCCTCCCGGTACTTCTCGAAGATGACCTCTGACAAGTCGTTGACCTTGTCCATCGAGATCGTGGCTTGCATCTCCTTCACCGGATCGCTAGGGCGTTGCAGACCTTTGAACAGGTTCTTCAGTTCCACTTCGCCGCGGCCCGGCTCGTCATAGGATCCGGAGCGTTGGGACACCATCCGGGTCATGTCTACAGCCAGGTCTTTCGGCAGCATCCAGTCGCAGTACATGCTCTTACTGAAACTGAGCAGGTAGTCATGCCGACCACCATCGGCAGGCATGTACCCATCATCGTCCGCAATGAGGTCGTGGGTTCTTCCACCGTCCGCCGACTTCTTCACGTTGAGGAGGAAGTGGTCAACCACGTTCTGTGGAAGCTCAGCCGGGGCAATCTCCCAAGGAGCACAGCCCGGAACCCACTCGTAGTGTTCACCAGTGTCTGGGTGGACTGAGGGAGGGCATACCGAGAAGAACGAACTGGTTGCCGACCCGAGTCGGCACTCCAGCTTATTGACCGTCTTGGGGTTGGGTCCAAGGTGGGAAAGCCGGGGATCCCATTTGAAGATCCGGTGGAGCCCTCTCCGGGAGCGGTAAGACAGGGTCCTGACCCCGTTCGCCTTCATCAAAGCTTCGATGTCGATGTACGCCTCGGGGGTGTCTGGCTCGATATCGAGAACGCCAGAGGTTGGGCCGAATACCATCCCCAGGTTGAACAGGCCTGCAGGGAGACCTTGAACCAACTGCTGGATGTTGTTGGTGGCCGTCTCGTTCCAGGATTTGTGCTTCGGGGACTTGGTGCGAAACGTGGCGTGCGTAACTCGAATGCCGTGCTGGCACAAGTATGCAGCCGTACTGATGCAATCTAAACGAAAGCGTTCTGGGTCCATGCCATCATCGATCTGTCTGGGGGATAACAAAGAAAAACCCTCCCGATCGAGTGGCAGTTCGAAGGGGAGGGTTTTGTGCCGGGCGTAGCCCAACATGTTTCTGGTTAACGACTGCCACATCGTTTGCGGAATCTTTGCAGCAGTCCGGAGGTCTGTCAACACCCCAATCTAATTTTGTCTTTTGCGGGAGCCGTCCGCGGCTCCTCCGCCCAAATCGGGGTTTTACCTGGTTTTACAGGCCGTATACGGCCTGTAATGGTATATTAAGATTATAGCTTAACCAGGTCAAACCAGGTTAATCAATGTCATTCAGGTTTTACAAGTACTACAGGTAGTATTACTCTTCGAGTAATTGTATTACCAAAGTAAAGGCAGGTATGGCCTAGGTCAAGCAAGTTAAGCCAGGTATTACCAAGGCAATTCCAGTATAGCCTGTATGCGAAAACCCTGTCAAGAGGGTCCAAGGGTGAAAATTGAAGATTGACAAGACTTGACTGCTTTGTCACTTTTTGTCAGTCAAAGCACTGTACAGGTGACAACTGCTGAAGAATTCTTGTCAGTCCCGCCGGGCCGATGTCCCATTTATTAGAATCGGGAAAATCTAAGATCACGGGCAGACTAAGATTGACGGGTTCGGCTGGGACTGAGATGCTGGCTGTTGTCTCAATCTGTTTCTTTTTTATCAGTTAGGAGGTGCGTATGACCTGTGAAAGAGCGATGACATTACCGGAGTTGAACGACGCGATAATCATCTGGGCAGCAGATCGTGGGATAATAAGGCACAGTACTGCCTACGCCCAAGCGATTAAAACAGCCGAGGAGGTGATGGAGTTGATCCAGGCGTCTGTGGTCATGGAGTATGACGACGATCTGGACTTGGGGGACATGATGGAGAACTTGATCTTCTGCCAAAATGTTGGGGAGAAGATAGACGCTATTGGGGATGTGTACATAACCCTGATTGTCGGGGCCATGTGTTACTCCAAGCTGACTGAGGTGGTGTACTCACCCCCAGAGGACATCACCCCTTCGTCAGTGAATAACCCGATTGAGTCCCTGCAGAAGTGCCTTGTCATGTTGGGTGCATCTTCGGTCGGTGGACGTAGTGACTACTGGACTATAAACGCAAAGATGATGTCCCACCTCGCTCAGATCGCGGGGGAGGGGTACTGTCCTGCTGAGGCCTCGGACCACCTCACTGAGTGTGTCGCACAGGCGTACAACGAGATCAAGGACCGGAAAGGGTATCTCCGGCCAGACGGTGTGTTCGTGAAAGAGGAGCAGGTGTAATGGATACAACCCAGATCGAGGTCCTGCCAGACGGCAGGATCGTCCTCGTGCTTCATGACGGGCCGCTACCGCGGGCCATGTCAACACATGAGGCGAAGCTGTTCGGGCATGACAAGGCCTTTGGTGGCCTGCTGACCCAGTTGAAAGAGATTCAGAAGGACGGGCATGACGACAAGGCGTACTTGTTGAACCATGCCGTCCGTGTTGCAAGAGCGTCGTTGGAGGTGCTGCGATGAGTAAGTTCAAGGCCAAATATATCGGGGACAGCGGCCCCTGTATGACACATGACAAGACATACGAGGTTACCTCTACTTCGGGAGGCTACTATTATCACTTAATGGATGATGATGGGGAGGCCAACAGTTACCCAGTCAGTCTGTTCGAAGTGCAGGAAGAACCTCTGCTCCGTCAGTTCACCACGGGAGCGACACGCAACCTGGACAACAACAAGCTTGACTACGAAGGGTTTCTCTCACCTTTGGTAATCGAAGCTTTCGCCAAATATATGCACTCCCACCGCCTACAAGCTGACGGTACGATGCGGGCTGCTGACAACTGGCAGAAGGGCATCCCCCTCGACGTGTACATGAAGTCGGGATGGCGGCACTTCTTCGACTGGTGGAAACTCCACCGCGGGGTTGAAGCCTTGAGCCCGGAAGACGGGCACAAGATCGACAAGGTTGAGGCGTTGTGTGCGTTGATGTTCAACGTGCAGGGTTACCTTCATGAACTGCTAAAGGAGCAGTGACCGTCTTGCAGGCCCAATCAGGAGAGAAACAGCCATGAAGTAGCAAACCAGAGGTTGGCGGACCCGTAAACCGTCAAAGAAAAGAAATGAAGACCGGGAGCAGGGTCTATTGGTTATTGAAACTGCCAACATAGCGAAGGTTGATTCATGGCGGAGTGGTGAACGCTGAAAGTTGCTGCAGCAGCAAACCACAGGGGTGAAGGTCATTCCTTCATGTCGTTGTGGGCATCGTGGGTTCAAATCCCACTGAATCAAATCAACAGAGGAATTCCGTTCCGCGTTTACTTTTGGGAGGTTTAAAAATGCCGCTGGATATGGTTGCAAAAGACGTTATCGCAAAACAAATGGCCGACCGTGTTGGGCATGGCATGAGCGAAAAGTGTGAAGTGTTCGCGTTGGTTGCCCTCGAAATGATGACCGAGGTCTACAACGCCGGTTATGCGGCCGGACATCACGATACGGTCGAAGGGTATTACGTGACGGTGCTTGATCGCGACAAAAAGGAATATCACTCCGGCGATGTCGAAGCGTTAGTTTCAGAGATGGAATGAGTATCGGTATCGTGTTCCTCTGTTGGGGGTAAGGAGTTGGTTCGATGACGTGGATAGACATGGAGCAAGTAAGGCCGGATCATGGCCAGCGGGTCATTGTTTTGATTCCGTTCGGTATGCGTGTCGCTGACGACACGTACACGGAGTCAGACGGATGGCTAAATCATACCGAGTACATTTCTCACTGGATGCCGATCAATCCGCCGGGAACGTACACAGAGGTCATGGAGCGGCCTCGTGGATCGCTGCCAGATATTGCTCGTCGGAAGGTTGCCGAGGCACCGGATTGGTTCCCGGCAGCGATTGTCGAGCATTCAAAGATGATGACTCAGATCGTCAAGACGCAATTAGCTATCCGGTTTCCCGGCAACAAATGAGGAGTCGGAATCGTGGCGAAACGTGAGTACACGAAAGACGGTCTGACAGTCCTTTGGGACTCGGAAAAGTGCGAACACTGCGAATCGTGCTGGCGTAATCTTCCGAGCGTATTTAACCCAGAAGCACGGCCTTGGGTGAATATGGACGGTGCGACAACGTCAGAGATTCGGTATCAGGTCGAGCAGTGCCCACCGCAGGCATTGTCGGTGAAGTAAACGCGGATCGTGGTTCCGATAGCAACGTGTAAGTGCTAGTTACAAGTTCAAAAACATTGGCAATATGCGGCGGGAAGTACACCGCTGCTCTTTGGAGATCCGGAATGTTCTGGACAGCGTTTATCTGGGGGTTGGGTGTTACTCTGGGCGGATCAATGGGCCTGATGGCGTTCATCTTGCTCTACGATCTCTGGGTGAAGCTCGGACGATCAAAGACGATGAAGCGGGCGAATGAATTGGCAGAGTTGGCGAATGCGGCGTTGACGCGACGAAACGAACTGACAGAAATCCAGATTGAGCATCTTGCGACGATCGCGAGTTCCCTTGAGGATCTGGAGTTGTCGAATCGGAAGTAAAATAAGCTGAGTTTGACTCTACTGGCCTCAGGCGGTATCCTGCGGTACGGGTACCTATTTCTGCATACCAGGAGAACATCATGTCTGGCGAGATTCGGATGAACATGCAGGTGACTGTCAACAAGTCATCTGCAAGTTTCAACAAAACGGCCTTGAACTCAAACAAGACGTTTGACCAGACAGGTGTAGGAGGCCCGTCACCAGGGCGGGTCTCCCTCACTACCTCAGACACAGCGATCAGCCTTGCCGGGCTGTCAACGCCCGGCATGGTTGTTATCACGAACCACGATGCAACGAACTACTGTGAGTTCGGCCCAACGTCAGGTGGAGCGATCGTCAAGATGATCAAGCTACTACCAGGCATGTCAGCCGTGTTCTACCTGGCAGCGGGTGTTTCTCTGCGGGGTCAGGCCAACACAGCCACCTGCGTGATCTCGGTTGATGCGTACGAAGCCTAACCAGGAGTGCTGAATGTTCACTTTGGAAAAGGGCATCAGCCCGAATGTGGTCAACGTCTACATCGATTGTAAGAAGAAGAGGGACCACTGGTTCCTTCTATCAGGAGACCGACACCACGACAACCCGCACTGTAATCGTGAACTTGAGAAGAGACACCTGGATGAGGCTCTCGAAAGAGAGGCAGGCATCATTGACATAGGAGACCTGTTTTGTGCGATGCAGGGCAAGTATGACAAGAGAAGCAGCAAGTCAGACATTCGGCCAGAGCATCAGAACGGGGAGTACCTTGACTCCCTTGTTAACACAGCGGCTGACTTCTATGAGCCGTACGCGAAAAACTGGGTTGCCTTTGGATACGGCAACCACGAGACGAGCATCCTCGGCAGACACGAAACCAACCTGACTGAAAGACTTGCTCAGGCCCTACGGACACGCACTGGGGCTCTCTGCCCGGTGACAGGATACACCGGCTGGGTTCGGTTCAATCTCGATGCGGGACACGGTCGTCGAACCTCACGGACCTTGTGGCACATGCACGGGTATGGTGGGGGTGGTCCAGTGACGCAGGACACGATCCAGTCTCAGCGGCAACGGTCGTACGTCGATGGGGCAGACATCATGCTCACAGGTCACGTCCACCAAAGGTGGTGCCAGGAGAACATGAAGATTCTGCTTGATAGTTTTGGAGAAGTTCGTCAACGTAGTTCGTGGGACGTGAAGTCCTCGACCTACAAAGAAGAGTATGGTTCCGGAGTAGGTGGGTGGCACGTTGGTACAGGCAAGCCTCCCAAACCCCTCGGAGCCTGGTGGCTAAAACTGACGTATGACCGGTACAATGTTGGAGGCAAGCCGAAGCTTGTAACCCACATCGAACTGACCCCAACGTCAGGTGCGTAGTTGAACACCCCTCCCTGTTAGCAATGCACTCAGAGCGTAAACAGATGGGGTGCTCTGCCGGGTTTCAGCATTTACCGGCAGAGATCCTTTCGGGGCTGGCGAATCGAGTGTGGCTCCGGCCCGCTGGCATCCCATTTTCTTTCTTTCCTATTTGGAGGTGTGACTTGGAGATTCCGTTTTTGATCGCAGCGTTGACCTTCGGAGTAATAGCTTGGGTGCAGTCGTTCCGGGCGTACGACGCAAAGCAGATGCAGGAGTCGAGCGAGAGACAGCAGGAGAGATCCGAACGTCGGCTGATTGAACTCCAAGGCGAACTGAGACGTGTTGAAAAAGAACATACCCGTTTGGTACAGAAGGTTATCAATCTTGTTGAGGAGGAGGACTAACATGTGGAAACTCGACAAGTATGTCGTTGAGTCATTGAAAGAGTCCATCCCGTTCCTGATCGTCATGGCGGTCGTATGTGCCCTGCTTTGGGCATGCGACCCTTGCTCAGGTCAGGAGTTCGACGGGGTCTGCCGTCTATCAGGCCCGACCGCTCAATGGTCCGGCGTGGCTATCTCTGACACGCAGATTCTGACTGTCGCCCACCACAACCAGACCGGGGATCTCAGGGCTGAGTTCCCCGAGGGCTCCCACGACTCGTTTAACCGCATGGGAGTCAAGGCCCGAGTAATCCGGTCAGACGCTAAGAAAGACCTCTCCCTGCTCTCCTACGAGGTTCCAGTGTGGCTGAAAGTCAAGTCATACCCGATCAGTCGGGAGAAGGGCAAGGGCCGAGTTAGAGGATTCATCGGGGCAGACCCCCTAACCTCGCCTGTCCGGGTCATCCGGACAGACGCGACTGTCAACGGGTACGGCATTGTGACGATGAAGGCTCCGGAGTTGGAGTACCTCGAGACCCTGTCGGGCATGTCGGGCTCACCGATCCTGACGGACACTGGTGTCAGGGGCATCCAGTTCGGGCAGATCCAGAGTGAGAAGACGGTCGAAGTGGTATCGATCGAGACGATCCTGTTGTTCCTGGAGGAGAAGTGAGATGATGTTGGATAGAGAATTGGTGTTTGAGCCCGAGGATGACGGTAATCCTCACGTAGTGTGCCCCTTTTGCCGTTGCTTAAATGTTCATCCGGAATACATGAAAGCGATAGATGGAAAAGACTCGGGCCAAGCGGGGTGGAACGGTAGGGGAGACCTATATGTTCTAGGATTCTGGGGTGAATGTGGTCACGAGTTTGAGGTATGTTTCGGGTTTCACAAAGGTACTACCTTCGCGTTCAGCAGGGACAAGCCAGTTCAGAAGGAGGAGTGAGATGGTCATTTGCAGAGGTTGGGTTCCGTGTAGGTGGGGTCGAGAGTTTTACAGTTACAACTACTCCCAGACTGCAGTCTTCACGATAGGGGGTAGTTATTTCAGGTTTGCTGAACCCCTGGTTTTCCAGTCCTGAGAATCTGCCCGGCACCTCTTGCCGGGCATTTTCGTTTCGGCAATACTGTTGGAAAGGAGGTAATCATGACAACCATTTTCTTAGACCTTGATGGCGTACTGGCCGACTTCGTGTCGGGTGCCATCGCAGCGGCTGAACTGCCGGTCACAGCCGAACAGGTAGAGCACTGGAACTTCTTCGAGGAGTACATGGACGATGACGAGTTCACGAAGCGGATCAACGACACGATGTACTTCTGGGACGACCTGGCGGTCTATCCCTGGGCTCACGAGCTTGTTGGCTACCTGAAGACCAAGGGCGACATCGTGTACTGCACATCGCCGGGCAACCACGATGAGGCAGCGACAGGTAAGTTGAACTGGCTCCGCAGGCATGGCTTCCTGAGCAAGCACAGCAAGAACTACGTGCTGACGCACTACAAGTGGTTGCTTGCCGGGCGGGACAGGATTCTGGTGGATGACAGTGACCAGCAGTGCCGGTCGTTTGAATTGAGCGGCGGGGCGTCGGTGATCTTCCCGCAGAAGTGGAACCGTATGTTTGACTGGGCGAGCGACCCGACCCCGTTTGCGTGCGTGACCATGCAGATGGGTGACATTGAGCGGGAGTGTTGGAAACCGTATTGTAAAGTTGGAGGTGTGTGATGGCTCGTTTTAACATGAAGTTCAAGGTTGGCGACAGAGTTAGGTTCACCGGGAAACTGGCTGGGCATGACAAGCCACCGGACCCGACGAAAGTCTACACGGTCAAGGAACTTCCTAGCATATTCGACGGGGTGTATCTGAAAGAGCACAACGAGTATTTCTGGTACGGGGCTGAACTGTTTACTCTCGTTGAGCCAGACCCACGAGCATTACCCGGCGTTCCTGAAGGGTATCGGCTGGTGCGGATTGGTCAGCCACTGACTGGCGAATACTACTTGAACTGGGGTGGAGAGGTTGTAAAGGCCCCGTTTGATTTCATGAGTAAGAACCACGTCGTCCTTGAGAAGACCACCAAGACTGAGCGGCTGTGGGTCTGGGTTGACGTGGAGACCGGTGAAGCGGTCGATATATGGTTCGTAGAGGGTGAGGCTAAATGTTCGACAGCGACGGTTCGAGAGGTGCGTACCAACAAGACCCGTGAGGTGCCTGCATGATAACGGCAAAGGATATTACTATTTGTAGTCGGAAGAACCTGACTGAACGATGCACTGACTTCGAGGCTTCTGTCATGTTACGAACTGCCCTGCGTGTCACAGATCGAGAGTTAGTACTATCTCGTGGAATGGTAGCCGAGTACCACCTGCGTCGACTCAAAGAGCAGATCCTGTACAAGTTGTACGGTGAGATCAGAGATCGTATCCGGAACGACATGTACGAGGTGAAGTTCAAAGTCATGGATCAGGAAGAACCTTACTTGTCGAAGATGCAGGCTATCGACCTCATCGACAAGGTGTTCAACAGTGTGACCGATCTCATTGACGAGAAAATGAAAGTAGGTTGACAATGATCCCTAGAACTGTAGTCGTGCTTGGTAGAGAATATCTTATCAGACGGAAGCGGATGTCTTCCTATGGTCTGTGTGACTGCGGGGCAGGGATCATCTGGTTACGTTCAGGGATCAAAGGAAGTGAAGCAGAGGCCACACTGCTACACGAGATTATCCATGCTGTACTGCATGAGAGTGGCTTACACTTTAATTGGACCGAAGAGTTTACGGAATCGGTGGTCCGTGCATTGGAGCACGGGCTTTTCCGAGCCGGGTACACAAGACTAGGAGAATGATCTGATGAGTAAGTTCAAGGTGGGTGACAAGGTACGGACGTTGGCAAAGCCTGTCGGTTACGACAACGCGGGGTATCTCGGCATCGGGAAAGAGTACGTGGTGGAGAGCGTGTTTGAGTCGGCAGGCACTGTCTCACTCGTTGGGAGGGGTCAGGCTTGGTCCGAGAAGAGATTCGAGTTGGTCCCGCCTGATCCCAACCACACTGACTTCAAGGTGGGCGACAAGGTCCGACGTAAGACCGAAGATCAGGGCAAAGACGTTGGTCTTGGTTGGCCGGAAGGAGATCGGGTGTGTGTTGTCACCAAGGTTCACACTCGAGGGGATGGCTCCCAGTCGTTGTCCCTCGAAGGTGTGAGAGATTTTGGTTGGGACGGTTACCGGTTTGACCGGGTTGAGGAAGAGGTCACCGCAGCCCCACAGATCGTGGGCTTGCCTGAAGGGTATCGAGCGGTTCGTATCGGTGCCCCGAAGGAGGGAGAGTACTTCATCGGAGTTACCGGTGCTATCGAACAGTCTCGAGGATTCGATACCGCCAAGTGCTACGTCGTTCTCGAGAAGGTGGTCGTTGAGAAGGTCGCTCCGGTGTTCAAGGTGGGCGACAAGGTCCGACTGGTGGATAACACCAACTACAAGGAGTTCCCGATTGGTACGGTAGACACGATCGTCAAGACAGTGCCTGACCTTCCGTCTAACGGTGACTTGCTGGAGTTTGAAGGACCGCTTGAAAAGTCTCATGGCATGTACGCTTACCGGTTCGAGAAGGTCGTTGAGAGCCCGGACGATCTTATCATTCAGGATATTGTGCCTGCCCGATCTGGTGTTGACCGGGGCTGGTGGGTGCCTGAGGACCAGTTCGGCACTTGGAAGGCCAACATCGCCTACGCGTGGATCATGTACCCCGCACATGCCGGTAAGCGGCACGGTGACGTTCTCGAGTATAGCAAAGACCGGCTGGTCGTCATGTGCTACCGCAAAGACCTGCCAAAGGTTGAGAAGGTCACTCTCACGGAGTACGTCGCGTGGGACGACAATGGGCCTAAGTGTCTGCTGTGGACCTCTGTAAACCCCACAATCGAGTCGGACTCGCTGGGTGCCTGGGATCATGCCTGTCCGACTGGCAACACTCGAGAGATTGAGATCCCACTCGGCTAGTTGATCTTTGGTTACCAGGTGTCGGCAGTTGTACACAACTGCCGACTTTTTGTTTTAAAGGAGGTTACCTTGGCTAGCACTAAGGCTGTGAGAGTGTTGACGGAGAAGCAGGTTCAGCTTCTTAAACTATTGCATGTGGGAGCCCTGCGGTTCCCTCAAGGCGTTCATGAGAGGAAGGCCTACGAGAAGGCTGAACTACTGGGGTATGCCGCCAGCAGTCTTCAGTTGAGGCAGACGACCATTCAGCCGGATGGTAAACGTCTAAGAAACTACGAGCGGGCGTACCGACTGACGGACACTGGGAACATTTTTCTTGGGAGGAGAGATTGATGAATGACTTGCCGGAGGTGATCGTGCTGATGATGCTTTTCATCGCGTGTGTGCTCGGCTTTTTCTGGTCGCTGATTCTGCCCGTGGTCGGCATGCTGTACATGCTTGGCTATCTGACGTAAGGAGGTTGTCATGTTGTTTCTTGAACGTAAGTCTGGCCAGATCGTCATGATCGGTCACGATGTGAGGATGGTGGTCAAGCAGATCATCGTCAGCCCCCAGCCGATCGTGCGGCTGGGCTTTGAGGCCCCGAAGCATATTCAGATTGACCGGGAGGAGGTGTTCTTCAGCAAGGGCGGGAAAGACTGGCAAGGGCCTCCTGCTGGTGTGTTTGCTGATGGATGGTTGTGCGAGGATAAAGTGGGGATGTACTTCAGCAACTTCCTGCCGCAGTGGGAGGGTCATCACGATTGCTGGACGGCTCCGGGTGACTGTGAAGTAGAGGGTATCATTGCGTGGCAGTTCCCACAGGACCTGCCGTTTAACAAGAGGATTGTCAAGGTTGGGCCAGAGGCCGAGAAAGGTGTACCATGTGCTTGAAGTCAACCCTACTTGAACGCTGTAAAGGCAAGACCCTCTCAGGGTACGTCGAGTCCTGCAGCAGCCAATACCTGCTGCTTGTCTGGTCAGACGGCTGCGTGACCGAGTTGAACTCAGAAGGTGACGAGGATGACTCGATCATCAACGAGGCCAGCAGTTACAGCCCGTTGAACTTTGTCGGGTACAACCTCGATAAGCTCCTTGAGGCTGGAGTTGATCCAGACTTCGTACAAGGGCTCAGGCAAGCTGCTGAAGTCAAACAGGCTCAACGACTGGCCGAGTCAAAAGAGACTCGCCGTAAAGAGTATGAGAATCTGAAGAAGGAATTCGAAGGATGATCAAGGTCAGGTTCAACCTTGCTCGTGGAGAGAACTACCAGAAGTGGCAGATTCGTCAGGGCAAGTCAGTACTGTACCTTGAGCCCGACTCTGTGAACCTCTGGATGATGAATTGTCGATTGAGGAACCGGCGAGGAACTGCAGACAAGATCTTTGCCGGTGCGGACAAGACCGTCTGTGCCTGGGTCGAGTGTGAAGCCCTCGCGATCGCTGATACCATCCGAGCCGGACGGCAGTTGCAGTACAACCCAAGGAAGTGTCCACACTGGACCTTCTCCGGCGATGACCTGAACCTCGACAACAACACCTTCCCTCTGATCGTCAGTCGAGGCAAGACCCTGTTCGAAGGGAAAGATTGATGGCAGCACCCAAGACCCGCAACAGCCCTTGGTTCAAGCACCCGACCGGCGTTGGCTGGAAGTGCTTGGGCTGTGGACGATGTAACTCCTCCAAGGTGAAAACCTGCTCGAGGTGTAAATTCCTCAGACCCCGCTTCAGATAACCCTCAGACAGCAAGCCCCGGCCAAACCGGGGCTTGTTTCGTTTATAGCCCCTCAATCTCCTCAGAGGGCCGCACAGGCCCTCGTGAGACGGTGGTTGATGGAAATACCCAGAAGTCCCCCTGAAGTCCCCCTGAAGTCCCCTGAGCGGCTCCGGCTGTGACAAACGTGGCTCCACCCTGCTGTGAATGGAGTCAATCAAAGTCCCACTATACCTAAGCAAATTCAGGTGAGCCTGAGGCAGTGGCCAGATCCTGCCAAGTACCCCATGGGCACCGGAGGGAACCAGCCAGCACCTCCAGTCTGACCGGCATACGGAATTGGTATGGCTGGGATATGCCAAGTACCACATAGGCATTGGATGGAACCGGCCAAGTACCACATGGTCCCATTTTGAAAAACGTGGAAAACCTGGCTGGGGACCCAAAGAGAAAAGAAACGCCGTGCCGGACCATGTATCCCCCCTTTTTCAGGCGTTTCTAACTTCCCTGGCTGGATGTCTGTACAGTATGACCGGCCTGGAATTGGCTGAAATCAGCCATTACGCAAGATCTGCGGAATTGTTCCAGCGGTGACGGTTGAACAGCGATATACGAAATTTATTTCGTGTATTGTATTTCGTGAATTGTATTGCATGTTTCGCCTCCACAATTGCCGTAGTCCGGGCCCACTGCTGAGCCATGCTGAGCCATGGCCTCCACTGCTGAGCCATGGCCTCCACTGCTGAGCCATGCTGAGCCATGCTGAGCCATGCTGAGCCATGCTGAGCCATGCTGAGCCATGCTGAGCCCTGCTGAGCCATGCTGAGCCATGCTGAGCCCTGCTGAGCCATGCTGAGCCATGCTGAGCCATGCTGAGCCATGCTGAGCCATGCTGAGCCCTGCTGAGCCCTGCTGAGCCCTGCTGAGCCATGCTGAGCCCTGCTGAGCCCTGCTGAGCCCTGCTGAGCCCTGTTGAGCCCTGCTGAGCCCCCGAAACATGCCTACATTTTGAGCAGTTTTGCCTAGTGTTTTCG